CCCCGGCTGTTGATCAAAACCTTTACGCGCTGCAGAACCAGTTGGCGCAGGTTCGCGGTGAAGTGCTGACGTGGAAGCAGCAGCAGGAACAGCAGCAGAACGCTGTGTTGCTGTCCGAGATCAACGACTTTGCTGCGAAGGCTGAACACTTTGAGGATGCGCGACCCGTCATGGTCAACCTGCTTCAGAGCGGTTTGGCATCCACACTTGACGAAGCGTATGATAAAGCCATACGCCTAGACCCGGCGCTTTTTGAGCGAGTGCAGTCCGCACAACAGGCTGCAGAGCAAGCGAAGAAGGCAACGGAGTTGAATCGTGCAGCGAAAGCGGCACGGGCGGCTGCGGTCAGCGTCAGAAGTTCCACACCCGGAACGAACACGGCTCCCAAAGCGCAAGATCGTCGGTCTATGTTGGCTGAAGCATTTGACGGCCTCGCAGACCGTGTTTAATCACTTGATACAGGAGTCTTAACATGGCATTTGCCAATTCCAGTATCAGCGATATCATTGCGACCAACATTCAGAGCCGGTCGGGTGAACTCGCTGACAACGTGACGAACAACAATGCGTTGCTTCGTCGCCTGAAGGAGCGCGGGAACGTCAAGACGTTCTCGGGCGGTAACGTCATCCTTCAGGAAATCATGTACAACGACAGCACCACGAACAACACGAATTCCTATTCGGGTTATGAAGTGCTGAACGTCGGCCAGAACTCGCCCATTTCGGCGGCGCAGTTCTCCATCACGCAGTACGCTGCGGCTGTGACCATCTCGGGTCTGGAGATGATCCAGAACTCGGGCAAGGAGGCCATCATCGACCTTCTTGACGGTCGTATGTCGGTTGCCGAGGCGCAGTTGGCTAACCGTATCTCGGGCGACCTGTACGGCGACGGCACGGGCAACTCTGGCAAGAACCTCACGGGTCTTGCTGCACGGCCTCCAACATCCAGCAGTACATGGACTCGCTGGCGGTTCAGTTGGTGCGCGGCACCGATAAGCCTGACCTTATCGTGGCTGACAGCAACTATTACCGTCTGTACCTCCAGAGCCTGCAGGCCATTCAGCGTATTTCGAGCGAAGGCTCGGGTATGGCTGGCGCTGGCTTTGCCTCGCTCAAGTACTTCGGCGCGGGCATGGCTTCGGACGTGGTGCTTGATGGTGGTATCGGTTCCTCGTCGTATAACGGCGGCTCCGGCAACGCGAATCACATGTGGTTCCTCAACACCAAGTATCTGCACTTCCGTCCGCACAAGGATCGGAACTTTGTGCCGATTGGTGGCGAGCGTCAGTCGGTCAATCAGGATGCGGTTGTCAAACTGATTGGCTGGGCCGGTAACCTCACCTCGTCTGGCCCGCAGTTCAGCGGCGTCCTGATCGCTTAATAGGAGCAACACCATGACTTTTTCAGTTACTCCGGTTATCGGTACCGCGCTGCTCGACAAGGCCGACACCAACCTGAACTCGGCTGGCACGGCTGTCCCGGTCATCGGGCCGCTTGGCTTGCAGGTTTGGGGTGCGAACGGGCGTCGTTATGTGTTGGCGCAGGCTAACGCGACGATTACCGCTAGCACCGCTGTCTGCACGGTCAACGCTACCACGTTCCTTGTCACGGCGACGGGTGGCTCGTACACCTCGCCTCCGGTCGCTCTGGCGACTGGCGACGTGGCTTGGTTCAGCGCGACTAGCGTGTAACCCACAGGGGGCGGGGTAAAACCCGCCTCCTCCTTTCAGGAGAGCAGAATGGCATATCCTTCTCGCGTCTTGGGTTCGGGTCAGCCGGGTGCGTCGGCTACGGCGATTTGCGGTGATGTTGCTACCGGCCTCACGGCTGCTGGCACCAACGCTGCAACGGCGCTTGCGCTGTCGGCTGTTCACAATGTCGTTAGCACTACCGCTGCAAGCACGGGCGTTCGCCTGCCGCCTGCGGAGGCCGGTGCGGTGAGCGTTGTGGCGAATGACGGGGCTTCCTCGCTGACGGTGTACCCGGCTTCGGGAACCATTGACGGCGCTGCTTCCGTGGCGATTGCCACGACCAAGCGGCGTGTGTTCGTGGGTACCAGCCCGACCACTTGGGTTAGCGTCCTCGGCGCATGACGATACCTAGACGGTTTACGCGCATGAGGCGTCAACCACGATTAACCAGAACCCTTCCGCATCGGTCGCCCGCGACCATGTAAGCATCTTTTTTGCCGTAGCCAACAACAAGTGGTACGGCGTTGCAGGCGCTAAAGCATAATCCCCACAGGAGTAAACCATGCTTGATTCTGACGTTTCTAACGCGGACTCTTTCCTTCACGTTGAGTTTTACCTGTCCGACCTGAAGGACTACAAGGGTCAGCCCTTTGTCCGCATCATGGTACCGGGCGACAAGACCAACATCGTCGAACAGCCGGTGCGCGATGACCACAAGGAGCGGTTCCCGCGTCAATGGCTGCACTTTCAGATGCAGCAGAGCGACGGCGCTCCCGTGATCGGAACGCCCCTCTCGGACTGGCACAGCGCCGCCCCTGACGAGTTCAACCGTTCGCAGATGGAAGAATTGCACATCCTCAAGTTCCAGACCGTCGAGCAGGTCGCCACGGCCTCGGACGCCCATATCCAGCGTATCGGCATGGGCGGTGCGGGTCTGCGTGAGCGTGCGCGGATGTTCCTTCAGCACAAGAATCGTGCCGAGGCGAATAAAGAGTTGCAGGAAACCCGAGCGCAGTTGGCTGCGTTGCAGGAACAGATGCGCGAATTGGTAGAATCCAAGCGAAAGCGCAAGGAAGACTAACCCATGACCACGATGCTTCAACTCGTACAGCAGGTAACCAATGAACTAGGCGTAAGTACGCCTAACGCAGTTGCCGGTAACACCAACCAAGATGTAATCCAAATTCTTGCGTTGATGAACGCTAGCGGGTACGAGTTGCTGCGTCGGGGTGATTGGCGCAAGTTGGTGCGTCAGCACTTGATCACGACCCAATGGACGCAGACCACGGGAACGTGGGTAGACGGCTCTACGACGCTCACGGTGCCATCTACGGCAGGACTGGATACGACCTATCAGGTGGTAGGCGAGGGCATCCCTAATGCCACCTACATCAGCGTAGTGAACAACGGCACTACGGTCACGCTCTCGCAGGCTGTCACGGCCTCTGCGACGGGTGCCGTGGTGACTTTCCAAAAGGTGCGCTACGACCTGCCTGCCGACTATGATGCCATCATCCCGCGCACTCAATGGGACAAGAGCAAGCGTTGGGAATTGCTCGGCCCCGAGGACGCGCAGCAATGGCAATGGCTGCTGTCGGGGTATATCTCAACCGGCCCGCGTATCCGGTGGCGGTTGCTCGGCAAGTACTTTCAGATTTGGCCGGGTATTTCGTATGACGAGGTGCTTGGCTTTGAGTACCGCAGTAACGGATGGGTCGAGGATGCGGCGGGTGCGCCTAAGACCTCGTTTACCGCCGACTCGGATACCTGCATCTATCCCGACCGGCTCATGGTGCTGTCCACCAAACTCAAATACTTTGAGGCGAAGGGCTTTGACACGACCGCCATGTATCGGAACTACCTGCAGGAACTTGAAACCTGCATCGCGCAGGATACGAGCGCGGCGAACCTGTCCTTTGCCCCGCGACCGGGTACGGTGCTGATCGGTTACGACAATCTCCCGGACTCTGGCTACGGGATTGACTGATGGCGCGTCGGCAACTCATTCAGCGTAATGCGGCCTCGGTTGCTTCCCTGCCTGCCCCTGTGGGCGGGTGGAACGCCCGTGATTCGCTTGCGAACATGGATGAAACCGATGCGGTGACGCTGGAAAACTTCTTTCCCACCGTGTCAAGCGTTGTGCTGCGCGGCGGGTACGAGTCTTGGGCGACCGGCCTCGGCGGGCAGGTTGAAACGCTGATGCACTACGCAGGCGCTACGACCAACCGCTTGTTTGCCGCTGCGACGGCTCCGAATGCCATCTACGATGTGACCACGCAAGGGCCGGTAGGCGCTGCGGTGGTGTCGAGCCTGTCCAATGCCCGGTGGGAGTATGTGAACTTCACGACGGCTGGCGGTAACTTCATGTACGCCGTTAACGGGGTGGACTCGCCGCGCCTCTACAACGGCACGACTTGGACGGCAATCACGGGCGTATCCTCCCCGGCGATCACGGGCGTCACCACGACCAACCTCTCTAACGTCACGCTGTTTAAGAATCGCGTGTGGTTCATCGAAAAGAATACGCTGAAGGCGTGGTACCTGCCGACCTCTAGCGCAGGCGGCGCGGCGGCTGTCCTTGACCTGTCCTCTATCGCCAAACTTGGCGGCGTGTTGGTTGACCTTGACACTTGGACGATTGACGCCGGATATGGCGTGGATGACAACCTCGTATTCGTGACGAGCGAGGGCGAGGTCATCGTTTACCGTGGAACCGACCCGTCGAGCGCGGCAACGTGGGCGCTTGCGGGTATATGGAAACTCGGTGCGCCGATTGGCAACCGCTGCCTGCTGAAGTACGCGGGCGACCTGCTGCTTTTGACCTATGACGGCCTGATGCCGCTTGCACAGTCGCTCCAGTCCTCGCGCCTCGACCCTCGCGTGGCGCTGTCGAACAAGATTCAAGGCGCTATCACGGCTGCAACGGTCAATTACGGCTCGTCATTCGGGTGGCAGATTGTGTATTCCCCGAAGAATAGCGCCGTGTGGGTAAACGTGCCGGTTGCCACGGGGCAACAAGAGCAGTATGTGATGAACACCATTACGACCTCTTGGTGCAAGTTCAAAGGCTGGCCTGCCTTCTGTTGGGAAATCTTCAACGAGAATCCTTACTTCGGCGGTGCCGGGTTTGTCGGCAAGGCGTGGGATGACGGCTATACCGATGGCTCGTCAAACATCACCGGAAACTGCTTGCAGGCGTTTAACTACTT